GCAGGTCAGTTAATTATTAGCAAGACTCACACGCAAAAGCATCCATATTTTATACTAAGTGGTGTCGTCAGTGTCATCGACGAGAACGGAACAACAACCATAGAAGCACCCTACAATGGTATAACTGAGGCAGGGACTAAGAGGATTTTATGCGTTCATGAGGATACAACATGGGTAACAGTTCAAAGAACTGAGCATACTGATGTTGACAAAATCACAGAAGAGCTTATGAATGATGATTATCAACCCAACTTATTAACAGATAAACAAAAGAAATTATTATGAGTTTTGTAGCATCAGCAATAGTAGCATCTGCAGCAACGGTATACAGTGCTTATGAAGGAAGAAAAGCACGAAAAGAGGCTGAAAGAGCAGCAAAAGAAGCTGAGAAGATAGCTGCACAAGAAGTAGCCGCCATTCAAGCACAAACTGCTCAAATGAAAACAGAAGCAGAAGCAGCACAGAAAAGAGCTGTAGCACCACCTCCACCCAAGCCAGTTGCCGCACCAATTCAACAAGCTAAACCTGGAACTGGATCTGCGGTTATTTCTCCAGCAATGTTAGCAGGAACAGCATCAAGACGTAGGAGAAAAGGTAAGGGAACTCAGACATCTGGGTTGGGCTACGGATCAGGATTATAATGCATTTTAAGCAGAGATACGAAGAACTTAAGTTGTTAAGGTCAAACCTTGACAGTATGTTTTTGGACTCACAGAAGTATGTGCGTCCTAACTCAAATAAGTTCGATCACGGCTATACACAAAAGCAAGATGACGGTTCTCGTGAGATATTTGATGACACAGCAGTATGGTGTAATCAGATGTTTGCGAACGGACTTGCGTCTAACCTAGTACCAAAGTCTGATCGTTGGATGTATCTTAAGGTTAAAAACAAACCATCTAACGAGTTATCAAACAATGAGCTTGCATATCTTCAAGCTGTGTCTGATAGAATACTACATGAGTTCTCGTTACCAGAATCACAATTTTATTCTTCATCACATGAATGTTTCTTAGATATTGGAGCTTATGGTACGTCACCAGTCCAAGTATCTTACATAAATGGCGTAGTTAATTTTAGAGCAAGACCACTAGCAGACGTGTTTTTCGATACTGATCAACACGGTAAAGTGGATACAGTATACTACAGATGTTATAAAACAGCACGACAACTGATGCAGATGTTCCCAGATATTGAGAACATGCAAGGATTCAATCCGACCAAGTCAGTGCACGACAAGTATGAGCTTGTTTACACCATCGAGCCAAACAAAGATAAGAAAGCAAAGAAGGGTGGACGTATAGGTAAAGAAAGACCGTATGTCGTCACTTACTGGTCTCCTCAACTCAGAGAGCCTATCTCAGTAGACGGTTCTAGTTATTTTACATTCTTAGTGCCACGTTGGTCTAAATTAGCAGACGAGGTATACGGACGTGGACCATCATTCACATGTTTATCACAGATACGTGTGTTAAATAAGATGGTAAAAGAAGTTCTTACATCTGCAGAATATTTAAACTTCCCAACGCTTACAGCTGAAGAAGATAGTATTATGCTTCCGATGAAGTATGGTTCTAGGCAGATTATGTTCCACGAGCCAGGCAGTGAAAAGCCTTCTCCTATACTTGCAGGTAATCAACCACAGTTTATGATGGAGATGATCCGTATGTACAGAGAGACAATCAATCGTTCATTCTTTGTTGATCAGATTATCAGACAAGAGAAGAAAGAGCGTCAATCTGTTTTAGAGATTCAAGACACTCGTGGTCAGATGTTAAATCAACTAGCACCACTTCTTAACAGAATGGAATCAGAATATCTTGGACCAGCGATTGAGATTACATATGAATTACTCAACAGGAGTGGAGAACTTCCAGAAGCACCAGAATCTTTGGATGGAGTAAATTTAGAGATTGCTTACACTAGCCCAAGTGCACAAGCACAATTTGCAACTAGACTTTCCGACATTAGTGCCTTTATGCGTGATCTAGCACCTCTTGCTCAGATTAAGCCAGAATTATTACAATCTATAGATGGACGTGAGTTATTTGATAGCTACGCTAAATATAGAAATGTAAGCCCATCAGTTGTCAGATCTCAAGAAGACATTGACGCTGAGAATGCGGCAGCGGCTGAAGCTGAACAAGAACAGATGGTTATGCAACAAGCACCACAAATGGCAGGAGCTGTTAAAGATATCGCACAAGCGAAGCAAGCAGATCCTGAAGTGGGTAATCTGTTGAATATATAAATGAAATTAAGAAACCTTGATCAGCTTAGAGAACGCTCTACGCTTAAAGATGATTTGACGACTATTATAGCGACGCCAGAAGGTAAGCGTTTCTTTAAAGTCTTACTGCGTGAGTGCCACGTAACTAAACCAGTGTTTCACTCGGATAACAACAAGCTACGAGAATCTGAAGGTAGACGTAGGCTTGCAATGACTTTTTTATCTTTAATAGCTGAGGATGATCCTCAAAAATTAATTAACAAAATAGAATTAGAAAACAATGAGTGAAGAAACTGAATCAACAGGGCTAGGTGATGGTTTATCACCACAAGCTACTACACCAGAAACTACAGAGTCTAGTGGTCTAGACTTTTCATCTCCAGATACGTATAAGCAGTTTGTTGAAACGTTACCTGAAGATATTAGAGGATACAAAGCATTCCAAGAGACAGAGAATTTACAGTCCTTGGCTAATCAACTTGTAAATGCACAAAGTGCTCTTGGTAAGAAACGACTAGAAGCACCGTCAGAAGAATGGACAGATGACAACTGGAATGAGTTTTATTCTAACATGCGTCCAGAAAACGATGAGTATACTGTAGCAGAGATTGGTGAGCTAAGTTTACCAGAAGAACTTGAAGGAGTTACACCTCCAGAGTTACATGAGGAGGGCGTTCAACAGATGGTTGATTTAGCTGGGCAGATGGGTTTAACACAACGTCAGTTTGACATTATGTATCAAACAACTGTGCAGAACCTTATGAAAGGTAATCAAATGAATAGCCAAGGTGTTGATGAATCTTTAAAAGAGTACAGAGCATCTCTTTCAGCAGACTGGCAAGCAGAATTTGATGTAAACCTAAAACAGAGTAAGGAAGCTTTCTCAGCATTAGCTCAAGACATACCTGAGTTAAATGACTTAGTTGCTGATCCAACTATTGCTAACCACCCAGGTATGCTTAAATTGTTTCACAAAGTAGCTCAAGTGACAGGTGATTCTTTACCATCTATGTCTAATAACCCTGCAAATGGTTTTGGTGAGAATAGTGCAATCAATATTCGTGGTCAGATTCGTGATATAGACACTCAAAATCAAGAGTTAATATTATCTGAACCATCTCAACTAAAACCTTTAGATAGAGCAAAAAGAGAGCAGTTGTTGCAAAAACGAGCTGAATTGTATAACAAGTTGTATGGTTAGTCTCAAACTAACTTGACAATCCATAATTTATAGGCTATTCGATGTATATTGGGTAGCCTATTTTTTTAGGTCCGATGACAGCTTTGGAAAGCCGTTAGTTACGTTATAACTAGAAGAGTCCGAAAGGGTAGCTCGTCGAAAAACAAACTATTCATTCTAAATTCTAATTATAAAATAAAGGAAAAATCATGGCATTAAGTCTAGTGGGCGATCAAGCCTATTCTGGAGCAGTTACAGATCCAGCAGCTACTACCGCAGGTATAGCAGCAGGTTCTATGAACTCCATAGAAACAGCATACGTTGCAGCTTTCCGTGAAGGTTTTGAACAAGCTTTCCAACAATCGGAGTCTAAGCTACAACCGTATTTTGAACAAGAAACTCAGAACTCAGAGTTTCAGTACTTCGACCGTATCGGCGAAGCTGAAGCGATGGCACCAGTTACCTCTCGTTTAGGTAATAATCCAACTTCTGAGATTCTTCACAACAGACGTCGTGTCGGTTTAGTCGATTACGAACTTGGTAAATACATTGATGAAAAAGATCTAAAACGTGTTGTTACTGATCCAATGAATGCTTACACACAAGCATTACTTGCATCTGGTAAACGTAAGATTGATGATATCATCATCGACAAGTTCTTCGGTACAGCCAACACAGGTAAAAATGGTGGTGTAGCAGTAACATTTACAGCTAATCCTGACAATGCAACAACTGTTAAAGTTGGTGCTTTATCAGCTGGTAATATCACAACTAATGGTAATTATGTACTAGATACAGGAAACACTGAAGGTTTCTCTATCGGTGCTAACTACACAAACGGTACAGCAGGTGCGTACGGTCTTACAGTTGACAAGTTGTTAGCTGCAAGAGCTACAATGTTACGTTTACACGCTATCGACCAAGATGAGGTCGTTAACTGTTTCATCGGTGCACGTCAGTTCGAAGATCTCTTAAATGAGGATAAAATCATCAACTCTGACTACGCAGTTCGTAAATCACTAGCTGAAGGTAATGTTACAACATTCATGGGCTTCCGTTTCATTCACACAGAGAGACTTGATCTCTACACTGGTGGTGATGATGGCGATGAGCGTCGTGTTATTGTTGCTACACCAAAGGCTCTTAAGATGTCTATCGGTGACGGTCTTAAAGGTGATATGTGGCGTGATCCATCTAAGAAAAACGCTCCTTACTTATATTACAAATTGTGTGCAGACGCAGTTCGTATGTGGGGTGAAGTTTCTGGAGAGATCCGTTGCTCTGAGGCATAATCTTATCGAGTTACCTCCTAGCTTCTATGCTAGGGGGTACTCCCTTTTAAAATGGCTATAGAACACGGAAAAGTACAAGTTATGAATAACGCCCTACGAATGGTGGGTAGTTATCATCTAGACACTAATGACACAACTAGTGTGACATACCAAATTGCTGATCGTGCGTTTGACGATGCAATGGTATCAATTTTCTCAGAAAATGTCTTTACATACAATACAATCAGAAGGTATTATT